CACCATCTGGACCAGCTCGTCCATGACGGCGTCGGGGTCCGTGACGATCCCGAGATCGTCGCCGAGGCGTACCTGGGCTTCGGACAGGCTCGACTTGTAGAGGTCCAGGATCTCTTGCTGGCTGAACAGGACTTGGCGGGTCGCCTTGTTCAGGTCTTCCTGGGTGAGGACCGCGCCGTTCTGGAAGCTGACCAGGGCGCGGTCGATAGGCGTCTCACGGCGAATGACGATGGCCGTCCCCGCCCCCACCGGGTTGACGAGCCTGATGCGGGACTCGTTCACCCAGAGAAAGGGGACGGGGCGGTTGTTCGCCGTGACCTTGACGTGGTCAGGGGCCAGGTACTCGAACGTGACGTCGAAGTCTTGCTGACCGGCCTGCGCCACGTAGGACACGTGGGTTAGGTACATTTACTCCTGGGGTTGATCCTCAAGGTCGAGGGCGGCGCGGAGCGCGTCGATCTCGCCTTGGGCGTCCACACGGGAGAGACCCATGTGCTTGGCGCGGTGCAGCGCCCGCCGGTCGGACAGGCCCTTCGCCTTGACCTCCTTGCGGAGGGCGGCGGAGGCCGTGCGCTTGACCACGTCGCCCAGGTAGAACTCCGAGCGGGGGTCCTTCATGGCGCGGTTGGCCAGCGTCCGGTACTTGGACATCAGCTCCTTGACCGTCTGAGCGCGTTGCTCGTCCGGCCAGGACTTGTATTCGTCCGTCTGGACCAGATCCCTGACGGCCTCTTCCATGTTCATCCCGGTCCTCGGGTGCCTCCAGAGCTGGCCCTGGATTTCAAGGACGCGGGCGTACTCCTGCGGCTCGATGCGCTCACCGTTGAAGGTTCGCGGAGGCCGGGCGAGGGAGAGGTCCACGGTCTGACCGAGGCGAGCCAGCTCCAGGGCCATAGGGTCCTTGGTGCGGGTCGTGTGGTTCAGCGCCTGGAGTACGCCGGTCTCACCCTCTTGGCGGACCAGAGGTCGGCCGAAGGCGTCGCGCATGGCGGGAAGACGCTGGGACAGGCCGGGCGTCAGGGCCTCGAACTGTTCGAGCAGGCTGTGCGCCTCGCGGCGGACAGGGTCGATCTCCTGGGCGGTAGACCGCAGCAGCGAGGACAGGGGGACAGCCGACATGGCGGTGGCCGCGAGTTGTTCCTCGGTGCCTCGCGCCTTGGCCTCCTCCGAGCCGCCCGGCGTCTTCCCGAAGAGGGTCGAGTCGAGCTGGTGGAGACCTTGGAGCGTGGTCTTGTTCAGGATGTTGTTCGAGATCGCGGTCATGACCGCGCCGACCAGGGCCGTGCCGGTCTCTTGGTCGGGCTGGCGGTCGCCCAGGATCTGGGCGAGGTCTGCTACGAGACCGAAGGGCTCGGCGAACGGCGACAGCGGCGAGAAGTCGACCCACTCGTTACCGATGCGGATCGAGTAGGGACGGACGCCGTCCTGGCGCTGGGCGTTACGGCTGTCGCCGCGACCACCCACAAGATGGCCCTTCTCGTACAGCGCGAAGGCCGTGGCCATCAGACCGGTGCCCATGACCAGCTTGGCCCAGGCGATGTCCGCCTCGGCACCTCCCCGCTCGATGGCGGAGTTCAGCGCGTCGGCCGCGCCGGTCAGGGCCTTGTGGTTGGCCAGGATCGACAGCGGGGTGCGATCCACGAGCCCGGCCTTCAGGAGCGCCATGGGCGTCTTCAGGAAGGGCGCGTAGAAATATTTGATGACCGGGAACGCGCGCAGCGCCTCGTCCACCTTCTGCACCTTCGGTCCTACCTTCTGGAAGGCCAGCTCCTTGGCGTGGTCCTCGGCCAGCTTGCGGATGTCCAGGGACGCCAGCACGCGGCTCATATCCTCGGCCGTGGAGCCGGAGGCGAAGGTGCCGGCGGCGTCCTGGCCGGTGTCGGCAAAGAACTCGCGGGCGGCCTTCAGGGCCTCGGCTGTGGGCTCCTGCCGGACAGCCTCCAAGACGTCGGTGAAGACGCGGCTGGCTGCGGCAGGGTCCGCCTCACGGGCGGCCCGGTAGGTCGCCTCGCGGACGGCCAGGGCGTTGAGCTGGGCGCTGCGGCCGAGGGTCTTCGTGAACTCGTCCATGGCGATGGACGGGCGGAAGCCCAGCGTGCGCGTGGCGGAGAAGACGCCCCAGGCCAGCATCTCGGGGAGATTGCGGACAGGGTCCTTCTGCCACTTGGCCCAGCGGTCGGGGTTCATCTTGAACGGGACGTTATGGAGGGTCTTGCCTCCCAGGACGGACGACGTGTCGACGTCAGCCCCGGCGTGCTTGAAGGCCTCAAGTCCGGCCACGAAGGCGTCACGGAGCGATCCCTTCATCCCAGCCGCATAGGCGTTCGCCTCGCGGAAGGTGACCCGGTCGGACCCACGACCCAGCGTCCGCAGAGCGCCGACGCCGGCAGCGACGTAGCGCTCGGCGAGGTTCAGCGTCGTGAAGGACACAGAGCCTAGGAGGTTGCGGACGAACGACTTCGGCGCGGACAGCAGACCGCCCGTGATCAGGTAGCCGGCGTAGTCCATGAAGCCCAGCTCGCGGGCCTTGCGGATCTCGTCCTTCAGGCCGGCGGTGCCCTTCTTCCGGTAGACCCCGGACATCCGGTCGAGGATATCCTTCAAGCGGGTCGGGTCGATGTCGCCGTTGCCGCCCATGCTCTCCCTCAGGAAGTCCATGGCGGCGTTGAGGTCGTTCACGGCCCGGCGCTTCTGCCGCGCCATCTTCAGCACGTTCAGGGCACGGCCCACCTCGGACGCGGAGCCGGCGGCCATGGCGTCCATGAGGGCGGCCTCCTGGACCCCGGCGGCCAGCTTGGCGACATCCTCGGCGTTGACCTGTCCGGCTTCCACGCGCTGCTTCATCTGGTTGATGTGGCGCACGAGGTTGTCGGCATGGCTGTCGGCGATGGACTGTAGGGCCACCAGCTTGGCGGCCAGCCCGGCCTCACCGTTCGCCCCGACGATCTGCCCGTGGGCGGTCACGACGTTGGACTGGGTGGTGCCGAACACCTTGGCCGCTTGGTCGACGGCTTCCCAGCTCTTGGAGGCGGTGCCGGCCTTCTCGTAGGTGTCCTTGAAGAACGCCTGGAGCGAGGCTTCGAGGTTCATGAACTCGTCCGGGTTGGACGAGAGCTTGTCCCAGTCGACCCAGTCGGGGTTCACGCGGGCGTGGTGGCCGTCACCGATCATACGCGGAGCGCCTTCGGCAACCCAGCGCCCGAAGGCCTGGGCGTGCTCGGGCTTGATGGTCCGGCGCAGGGTTTCGAGGTGCGCGGCGGCGGCCAGCTTGCGGGTGCTGCTACCTTCCGCGCCCCAGTTCACGGCGTCCCAGGGGTCACCCTCAGGAGGCTTGGCGTCGGCCTCGGGACCAGCCTTGGCGACCTTGATGGGCTCCAGGCCGGTGGTCTCTGCGTGGACGCGGGCGTTGTCATTGGCGACGCGGAGGTCCGGCAGCTCCTTGGCGGAGAGGGTCGGCTTCGCGACGATGTCGGCGGCATCCAGCTCGGCCTTGAAGTGGGCGTCGAGCGGGGCCTCCGGGTGGATCTTGGGGGCCTTCAGGTTCTTGACCGCAGCGGCGGCTTCGCCTAGGCCCTGGAAGCCAGCCCCGGCGAGGCCGGAGAAAGCGGTCTGCTTCAGGTCGATGCCGTCTTGCAGGCCGCCATCCACAGCCGTGGTCTGACCGACGATGTCCGCGCCCGAGGCGACAGCGCCTTGGACCAGCACGCGCTGGAGGACGGTCTCGCCGCCAGTCAGGTATGACGTGGGGTCCAGCGCGGTCCCGGCCAGGACGCCCAGGAGGGCGGCCCCGCCGTGGGCGGCCTTACCGGCCAGCCCACCATCCGCCTTGTAGAACGGATCAGCGTGGGACTTGGCGGCGAACTCGGCGCGGCGCTGGCGTTCGGCGTCGTCCACGGCCTTGCGGGTTCCGGCCTTGACGGTGTCCGCGAACTGACCCGCGACGGAGAACCCAGCGCCGCCAGCGGCGATGCCGGGGACGGCGTTCAGGGTGTCGGTGACGCCTTTCTGCACCGCCTCCTTGACGGAGCGCGGCTGGCCTGGGGCGAGCTTCACGGGCTTGCCGGTGACGGCGTCGAACAGTTGCCCGACGCGGTCAGCAGCGTCGATGGCTTGCTGGACGGGGGCGAACGCGCCTCTCAGGCCCAGGAGCGGGTTGGTGAAGCGAGACCGGGCGAACTCAACCAGGGGCTGGGTGTTCACGGTGTTGGAGACGTTGTCCCCGAACCGCTCCAGCACGGAGCGCTTTGGCCCAGCCCCGGTCTTGTTCATGGCCCAACCGAGGACCGAAGTCCGGGCGGCCTGGGTGTCCTGGCCCTTGCCATAGCGGCGGTCGAGGACCCGCTTGATGACGTCCTGCGAGGTCCCTTCAGGGAACTCGTGGACCGCCCCATCGGGGCCTTCGACGGTGATGCTCATGGCTTACTTCAGGTTCCCCTGGTTGTCGTATTTGAAGGTGGTCTTCTTGGTGGTCGGGGCCGGCGACTTGGCGACGCCAGCGACACGCGGACCCCACGTCTTCGCCACAGCGTCAGCGGCGGCGGAGGGGCTCTCGCCGTTCTTGACGCGGTTGCGCCATGCGGCCTTGGCCTGGATGAACATCCGGGCGCTGTCAGGGTCGACCACGCCGTCGTCGCTCTCGACCGGGAGGAGTTTCCCGAGGAGCCACTTGCCGTCCGCGTAGTCGTCCTTTGAGGCACCACCACGGGCGCTTTCGGCCGAGGTCTGGCTGTCGTGCGCGGTGGAGCGCATGAGGCTCAGGTACGCCTTGGCCGCCGCCCGGCCTGTCCCCAGGCGACCGTCATGGAACATGGCGGTGGCGCGGGCACGCACGGCTTCGTAGTTGGGGTGGCGCTTGGCCAGCTCCAGCTCCAGCTTGATTACCGCGTCCTCGTTGGCCTCGCCGTCGAGGTGGTCATCGCGCAGGCGGGCGAAGGCGCTGCGGAGGCCGATGGCTTCCTGACCGGTGAACAGGCCCTTGGCGACGGCGGCGTCAATCTCGCCCTCGACCACCTGTCCCTTGTTGGCCGCCTCGTACCACTTGAGGGTCAGGGCATCCTGCTCACGGTCCTTCTCCTCCTTCTGCTTCTTCTTCAGCAGGCCCTCCGCCTGGAGGTAGGAGTTCTCGACTTGGAGCTGCTCCTCGGCCGACAGCGACGGCGTCTTGCCGTCCGCCTGCTTGGCGTCGAGGAGGTCGGACAGTAGCTCAGGGCGCGGGTTCTCGGGATCGAGCGCGACCGCCGTGATGGCGTGGCGCACGTACTCCTTGGCGACCGCCGGGGATATGCCGGCCTGGAGGAGGGGCGCGATGCTCGCCTCGAAGTCCACGGGTCGACCTTCGCGGACGGCGGCGGCCACCGTGGCGGCACGAGCGTCGACCATTTCCTTGTCGGTCCGAGCCTTGATCGCCGTGTTCAGCTTGGCTTCGAGCTGGCCGGCGAACCGCATGGTTCCCTCGGCCACCCGTAGCTTGGCTTCCTGCGTCGGGTAGATGTCCTTGGCCTGCGTGGCGTGGGCCTGGACGGAGTCCGTGATGAACTTGTGGATCTCGTCGAGGTGCGCCCCTCGGTTGACCATGGCGGTCACCTCGGTCTCGACCTGGGTCTCGAAGGTCGCCTGCTTCTGCTCGGCGCTCACGTTGTAGTAGGCGCGCTGGTAGGCGAGGGACTTCGCCTTGGCAGGGTCGAGGGCCTTACCGGAGACCGCATCCAGGCCGCCAGTGGCGGCGTCTTCGCGGTTCTGGATCTTCTGCTCGACGGCCTTCAGGTCGGACACCGAGTCCACCGACTTGTCCACCAGCCCGAGGGCGCGGCGGACTTCGTCGACCGAGTCTCCCCGGAAGGCGTTCCGCATGTCGGCCCGGACGATGGCGTCAGGAGCCTCGACGATCCGGCGGTTCGGCAGGACGGAGTCCCGGTTGTTCGTGATGCGGTTCTGGGTCGTCTGGCGACCCTGAGCCGTGGAAAGGTCCGGCATGGGTTATCCTGCGGCGGCGGCTTTGGACGAGGCGGACGCGCCCGCGTAGGCGGTGCCGCCGGCCATGGCGATGCGGAGACCAGCGCCGATTAGGGTTGGCTGCTGGATGCGCGAGTACATGCTGTTGGCTTCGGCCCGGACGCCGCGCTTCTCGGTCTGGGCGTTCAGGTTGGTGCGCTCGTTCGAGAGCTGCTGCTGCATCACGGTGTCGGCCAGGAGGCTCTCGACCGATCCGGTCAGGGAGAGCCCGGCCTCGCCGGCCGCGACCTTGATCTTGGCCTGCTCCCGACGCGCCGCGCGGGCGCGGTCGTTCAGCTCGGCAGTCTGCTTGGTCTCGATCTGCTGCTCGCTCTCGGCGAGCTGTGCCGTGATGGCGGCCTTCTGGGCCTTGGCGGCCTGGACTTCGGTGATCACCTGGGTCGCCGTAGAGACGACCGCGATGGTCGCCAGGGTGACGGGGTCACACATCGGGGTCGTACCTTGCGAAGATGAAGAAGAGGCGGCCCTCGCGTCCGTAGTCGGGGACAGCTTCGAGCAGCCGGAAGCCCGACCAGCGAAGCCAGTTCATGGACTTCTCGTTGCGGGCGTCGATGTGGTTCCAGAGGCAGGCGTAGCGCTTGTGCATCTGGCGGAGGTAGGGGACGGTGGAGCGCGCGATGGAGATCGCCGTCCGGCGCTCGTCCATGAGCGGGGTGCCCATCATCCAAACCAGCCCGGACCCAGGCGGGCCGGACGGGGCGCAGCCGAAGACGGCCACAGGAATGTCGTTGGAGGTGATCACCCAGGCCATGTCGGAGAGCATGACGCTGGTGGTCAGGGACAGGAGCGGGTCCATGTCCGAGGTGGCTGCGATCTCGTCCAAGTCGGACGGGCGCAGGTTCTCCGCGAGAACCTCCAGCCAAGCAATGGTCTGCTCGGAGGAGGCCTCGCGGAGGCTGTGATATTGGATCAAGCGCGGTTCCAGTAGAAGGCCAGCCACTCAGCCGCGACGAACGTCGAGCCGACATGGGAGTCGTTGCTGATGCTGATGGTCGCCTGGGCCGCGTCGCCGTAGACCTGAAAGGTGTAGTCCCCCGTGTGGAGGACCGGCTTGTTCAGGATGAGGTCGGCGGCCCCCACGACCTTCCCCGAGAACTCGGCGAGCTTGGCGGGGATTACCTCCTCGGAGATCGTGTCCAGACCGTAGGGGGCGACCTCGGTCTTGAAGTAGCCCGTGCCTTGGTAGGCGACCGTCATCGTGCGGAGCTGAAGACGGCCGGACGTGATCGCCGTTCCGTCCGAGCGCCGGGGGAACTGCTGGCTGAACTTGAAGCGCAGCTCGTAGCTGTTCCCGCCGAACACGGCGTAGGTCGCCTCGTTACCTGGGACGCGCACCGAGGTGGCGCTGAGCCACTCGTAGCTCGCCGGGTCGATGAGGGAGCCGGGCCGCGTCACCGCGCCGGAGCCGCGCACGAGCCGGAAGGTCGACTGCGTGGGGGCGTAGGGCAGGTTGAACGTGGTCTTCTGGCTACCCGCGACGAAGGTCCCGGTCAGCTCGGTGCGCCGGTCGAGGTGAACCTGAAGCGGCGCGTTGGCCGGCTTCGAGCCAGACTGCAGGTTGACCCGTTCAAGGAACAGGCCGTCCTGCCGGGCGACAACGAGGACAAGAGTGCCGGCGAGGTAGGTCGCCGACAGGATCTTCGTGCCCGCTCCGAACTCCCAGTAGTGCCACGCGGACTGCGCCTTCTCCGAGCTGGAGAGCCAGTAGAACTGGTAGGCGTAGATGCGCGTCGGGGCACCGTCCGTCAGAACGAACAGGGCGTTCATGTCCTCCGCCGGCACCAGCTTCGAGACGCCCGCCGGGATGAACCGGGGGACGTGCGCGGTGATGTCGGAGGCAGTCGTGGCCTCGGAGTTCCCGCTGATCAGCGAGTATTCGCGGACGGCGGCGTAGCCGCTGCGCTCGACGCTGAAGTAGACCTCGGACCCGAGGGTGGCGAGGCCGGCGCGGGTGTTCACGTGGTAGCTCGTGACCGGCTTGATGGCGATGCTGGTGGGCGACAGGCCCGCCTCGCCGTTGGTCAGGGAGAACTGCGTCTGGTCCGACGTCAGGATGATCCCCTCGTTCCACGGGGCGGCGTCGTAGAGGATCGAGACCTGGGTGGTGGTCGCCGACACGTCGATGACGTCGCTGTCGAGGTAGTCGAGGATCGTCATCCGCCAGAAGTTGCCGAAGTCCCCGGCGCACGAGAGCACGGCGTTCTCGTCGTAGAGGAAGGCGAGGCGGTTCTGGTAGAAGAAGACCTTGCGGATGGACCGGCCGATAAAGCCAGGGTTCGGGTTCGAGTCCGGGTCGCCAACGCGGCGAGGTGCCCAGGCGAACGGGACCAGACGGAACGAGCCGTCCGGGCGACGCGCCAGGGCGTGAGGCATGGTGCCAGGGTCGATGGCGTTCTGGATGCCAGGGGCGACCGTCTCGTCCCACACGCCGCTGGAGTAGCGGACGTAGTAGGAGATGAAGTTGCTGTCGTCCGTGCCGGCGATCTTGTAGATCGCGCCTTCAGCCGCCGTCGCTGGTAGCTTGTCGAAGGCCTGGACGGTACCGGTCAGGGTGCCGGCGGGGTTCGGGTCGTACTGGTAATCCAGGCCCGGCCCGTAGGGCACGCCGTCTTCGTCTACGCCGTGGGTGCGGTTAAGCCACGCAGCAGCGCTATCCGGGGGGAGCTGGTCCTGGCCAACGGGGAGCATGGCGCAGACCCGCTTGCGGTTCACGACGAAGGTGTAGTCGGCCACGGTGTACATGGCGACGTCGTTCGCCCAGTCGGTGACGTCCGACAGGTAGCCCCAGCCGGTCGGCGCGTAGCACGGAGCCTCGACGCCGGTGTTCAGGTCGAACACGCGGATCACGCCGCCGGTCGCGATGGCGATGTGGCGCTGATTGGCGTCGCGGTTGATCTCATGGACCAGGGCGTTGGCCGGCGCGGAGGCGAGCAGCTTGGCGACATGTTCGGTCGGGGCGCGTTTGCCGAGGCCGTCAGCGATAGACGGCCAGCCGTTGACCAGCTCCTCCAGTTGGCCCTTGGAGCGAACCAAGGCCGACTGCTGGGAGACCCCCTCGTACAGAGCCGGGAGGTTGTCGGTCATCAGGCCCACTAGGCGGTGACCCTCGTGCCGCGTCGTCCGCTGCGGTCATAGGCCCGGCGGAGCTGCGGGTTGTTGCGGAACATGTTGGTGCCGCGCGCGCGTCGCTCGTCGCGGACAAGGATGGCCCAGGCCTTCTCCTCGTCCTCCTTGTTGTAGCCGTCCAGCTCGGCGGACCCGATAATCCGCTTCTGGAACTTCCGGGCGGCGGCGATGGCGATGAAGTAGCGGGCGGCTTCGGGGAGGTCTTCGAAGGCGAAGCCCCAGGTGATCTCGAAGTTGACCGGGGTGGCGATGGTCCACGTCAGGTTCGCGGAGTCCCACACGCAGATGCCCTTGGTGGGGTGCCGGCGCTGCACGAGCTGCGCGTCCGGGTCCATGGGGTCGATCCGCAGGACACCCGAGGGGACGGCGATCTGGCCGTCGATGTCGGGGGAGAGGGTGTAGCCTCGGTCGGTGTTGAAGGCGAAACCGTAGAGCTGGACGAAGCGGTTCACCTTGGCCAGCTCGGCCTTGGCGATGTTCACGTCTTGGATGCCGCTGACGGACAGCGTGTTCACCGGGGCCTGCCCGATGGACATGAGCATCTCGTTCACCGCGTCCAGTTCGGTGAGAGGGGTCAGAAGGGTCATTGGCTCCGGGGAGAAAAAACAAAGCCCCCCACGGGCTTTCGCTCATGGGGGGCTCTGGGTTGGCTTAGGCCGTCTTCAGCTCGACAGCGCACTTCGACCGCAGCGGGTCGGTGCCGACCATCAGGCGGGCCAGCATCAGCGTGCCCTGCTTGTCCGGCTGGTCGACGATCTGCGACGACAGGCCCTGGACCTCGGCCGTGGCGACGGCGTAGGGGGTCCACAGCGCGCCGACCGTGGTCGAGAAGTTGGCGCGGTACTTCGCCGGGATGGCGGAGTTGGCCGAGTCGTTCGTGCCGAACGGCGTCAGGTTTGACTTCAGGATCGTGATGCCGTCGATGGTCTGCAGCGACATGTCACGGATCGAGGCCGAGCCGCCGTTGTAGTCCTTGTTCAGGTTCTTGTCCGAACGGGCCAGCATGTACCACAGCGACGTCGGCAGCACGGCGTAGACCGGCTGGGTGTCGATGGGCACATCCTTCAGGTCCATCTGCTCCTTGCCGGCCGACAGGCCGTTGATCAGGGCAGCGGCGTCGGTGCCGTAGTTGGCGTTGGTCAGGACGGTGCCGCCCTGGTCGCCAGTGAACAGCGCGCCCGAGCGGGCCGACTGGACCACGCGACGCATCACGTTGGTGTCGTAGAAGCGAGCCAGGGCTTGGCCCAGCTCAGCCGTGTACGGCGCACGGATGTCGTAGTGGTTCAGGATCTCGTCGATGTCCGCGACGAACACGTGCGAGATCAGCTTGTCGTCCGGCGACACGACGATCTCGGTGTGCGGGATCTGGTTGCCGGTGATGTCCGTACCCGGAGTGTGGTAGGCGACCGAGGTGCGCCACGTGGCCGGGAAGCGGAACTGCTTACCCTTCTCCAGGGTCTTCACCATGTGCTTGTCGCGCATGATGGTCGTGGTCTCGAACGCGGTGGCGACTTCGCCGCCGTACAGGTCGAGGAACAGCTCGTAGTTGCCGCCGCTGCCGCCTTGCTTGATACCGGGGCGGTTAGGGGTCGAGGTGGTCATTCTATGTCGTGGTCTCTAATGGAAGGGGTGGGTGGTCCCTTGGCCTCAGAGTCCATGCGTGGTCGGGGTTATCGCCCGCAGGCGGCCCCCGCATAGGATTGTTCTGGAAGCGTACAGGTGGTGCCGGGCTTTCACCGGCCGCCCCCGTGGCCACGGGGTCTCTCGTCAGCAGCACGAGTGGCTGGCCTCACTCCCAGCATGGGGAGCCCGCAGGCGGCGCTAAGCCTTCGGCGGTTGAGGTCTTGGGTACGCTGCCGGACCCTAGCGGGTGCGGCTGTGGTAGCTGGCGGACATGTTCAGCGACCCTTGGGTGCGCGAACGGGCCAGCTTGGCAGCGACTTCGGCGCGGAAGGCCGGGTCGGTGCGGTACTTCTCGCTCCGCATGTCCGCCGTGACTTGCGCCTGGGCGGTGTAGACGTCGCCCGCAGCAACCGCCGGGGCGCTCTCGGTGACGAACGAGCCCTCGGCCGGGTTGGCGGCGCGATGCTTGGCGACCAGCCACTCGACCGCTTGGCGCGAAGTCGAGGGGTTAGCCACCGCGGAGTTGTAGTAGTCGAGGTCCGCAGCCGTCAGATTACTGGCGGCCCAGGTGCGGGCGTTCTCGAAGGCGTCCTTGCCACCGGCCGCTTCGTGCGCGGCCAGGGTCGAGGCGGCCTCCAGAGCCTTCAGGCCAGCGAAGTACGTCTCGACGACGTTACGCGGCAGGCCCGCCGCCTCGGCAGCGGCGAAGTCTTCCTCGGCGATGGTGCCAGCCTCGAACTTGGAGGCCAGGGACTCGATAGCCTGGGCGACAGGGGCAGCGGCCGGCGCGGTGTCACCGGCTTCGCCTTCACCTTCGCCCTCGGTCTTCGCCGGGGTGATCTTCGGGCTGTCCTCGGGCTGCGCCGGGGCTTCAGCGGCTGGGGCGGCCGGCTCCTCGGCCTTGGGCGCGGCGCTGCGCGCACGCTCCAGCTCCGCGTAGGACTTCAGGAGAGCCTCGGTGTTCACGCGGTTGTTGGCCGCGTCCCAGAACTTCTCGGGGACGTTATCCGGCCGGCGCGAGGCGGCGATGGACTCCAGGGTCTGGACGGTCGGGTCGCCCACCGTCTTGCCGGCCATCTCGGCGGCGTAGGCGGCCGGGTCGACGTTCGGGGGGAAGGCCGAGGCGGGGAGATCAGCGACCGAAGGCGCGGCCGGCGCGGTGTTCTGGTTCTCGACGGTCATCAGTTCGAGCTGATCTTGCCGGTGATGTGCGGGTCGACGCCGATGTAGGTGCGGACCTGGGTACCGTCGCCGAGCGTGGTGTCCACGTACTCGACTTCGGTAGCGACGACGCCGACGACTTCATCGTTCGACGTGATGACGGTCTCGGTCGAGGCCGACGTTTCGGAAGTAGCTTTCGCCATGGGTTCCTATTCGGTTGGGGAGGTAGCGGCCTCCACTCCGGCCTTGGCCAGGGCGGGGGCGGCAGCTTGTCCAGCGGCCATCATGGCGGCCTGCTGTTGGTCTTCAGCCAGTTGCTCGGGGGTCTTCAGGAGATCCTTCAGGCCCTCCACGTTCCGACCTTCGAAGATCCGGCGGGCGACCTCGTCGCCGTTCACGTAGCGCTCGACGGCGGCGTCACCGAGCGAGGCTCGGAGATCCGACAGGGCGTCGCGGAGACGGTTGACTTCGGCCGTGCGGCCCAGCGCGTCGAAGCCCGTGACGACACGGACGGCGATGCTCGAAGGCAGCTTCGGGATGCGGCCCTTGCGGGCACCGAGGTAGAGGAAGCGACGGACGAACTGGAGCTGGAACTCGCTCGACAGGAGCGTGTAGGTCCCGCCCAGGATGGTCTCCAGCTCCTCGGCCACCATGCGAACTTCCTCGGCCGTCACGCGCTCCGCATTGCGGATGGCGTTCGAGCGCAGCAGGAAGGCGTTCGACAGGCGTTCTTCGAGGCGGGTGGCCAGGGCGTTCATGACCTGCCAGTCCTGGCTCTTGTCGAGGCCGAGGGTCTGGATGCGGTCAGCGTAGCCGGTCAGGAAGTCGCCCGAGCGGGCGGCCGACAGTTCCTCGACGTCGATGCCCGAGTTCGGGTCAACCACGCGGATGATCTGCGAGGCCACCTTGGCGAACTCGACCATGGACTGGGAGAGGTCTTCGAGCGACAGGAGGTCGCCGATGTAGCGGGTGACTTGGCTTCGGCCGTAGTCAGAGCCGGGCACAGCCTCCCAACGGAGAGGCATCCAGCCGCAGGCGTCGGCGGGGGCTTGGCCCTTAGAACCAGGCACCTCGACGCCCTTGATCTCCTGCCAGTGGACCACGTTGGAACCACGGCGCTGGACGACCGTGAACAGTTCGACGGCCGTGTCGTCCTTCTCCTTGTCGAGGCCGACAGCGGTGCGGACTTCTGGGTCCAGGGACGACGGGAATACTTGCTCGCGGACGATGATCTCGATGAACTCGCCGCTGTGCTTGCGGCGGATCACGTACTGATCCAGGCGGAACATCCGGGTCGGCCCGTCTTCCGGCTGGAAGGCTAGGGCGTTGCCGGCGACCACGAGATGGGTGAGGATCATCGCCAGTACGGCGCGGGAGACTTGCCCCTCGAACATCGCGTAGACCACGCCGCCCAGGTCGGACAGGCGGCTGTTCGCTTCGCCGAGCTGGGTGCCCAGCTTCGCGGCGACGTCGGTGTCCACCGCGAGGCGGTAGAAGGGAACGTTCGGAGGGAACAGGGCCAGCAGGCCCCGGCTTGTCAGGTTGGCTACGCCGTGCGCGCCGACCGACTGGTAGGGCTGTTCGTAGACCGTGTGTTCGTTCTGGCCTTCCTCGGGGATGAGGCCAGGGATCGTGAGCCGACAGGCATCACGCGCTCGCTCCAGTGGTGCGGAGCGGGCGGTCGACAGCGCGGCGTACCGCGCCGAGGCATACGCCATATATCAGAGGCCTGCAGCGAACTTGTTGCCGACCACGAGGCCCAGTAGGGCGCGCTCGGAGTCGGAGACGGTGGGTGATGTGGTGGTGGTTGCGCCGGACGCGGGCGATACGGTGAGGGCCGGGTTGGCCGCCTTGGCGCGCGGGACGGCGTCAATGCGGAGCGACTTCAGTCCGGTCATGCGGGACCGGATCACCGGGTCGATGCCGTCGAGGTACGGGTTCCGCAGAACCGGCGCCTCCTTCTCAGGCTGGTTGACCGCGACGGCCTTGGGTTTCTTGACGATGCACATAGTCAGTCGGCGTCGTTCGCCTTATCGAGGCGGCGTCGCAGCTCGACGATGAGCGCGCGCTGGCCGGCGCGATACATGATTGCCTCCGGCGGGGTGCCGGGGGTGGGGATGAACTCGGGGTAGGTCTCCTCCAGCTCGGCGACGAGCGCGTCGACGGAGCGAGGAAACCGCTTCGGTGCCGGGGTCACCGGCTGGTTGGTTGGGCGCAAGGCAGGCTCCAAAAAGGAACACCCCCCGGCGCGGGCCGAGGGGTGTCCTGAAGAAAAAAGAGAGGAGAACCAGATTGGTCGCCCTGCGGGCTCCAAGGGTGCGGGTTTATTCCGACTTCGGAACCCAGGGCTTGACACGCCCGTCGAAGTCCTCGTGGCGGAGGATCTTGGCGAGGCGGGCCTGGACCAGAGCGTCCTTCTCGGTGAGCCCGGCCTTCTCGTAGCAGGAGACGACGGTGGCCCACGGAGAGGGGGACGGCTCCAGCTCCCAGGTCACACGGATCTGGCCCTTGTTCGGACCTCGGGTGACCTCCTTCTCGACCTTCACGAACCGAAGGCCGCCGTCGAGCAGCTCCTCGGCGCGCACCGGGCCGATGCCGGGACAGCCGGGATAGCCGTCCGTGCTGTCTCCGATAAGGGTCTGGTACAGGTGATACCTGTCCGCTTCCTCCGGGGTGATGTGTCGCAGCTTGGGGCGAGCCTCATGCGGCCGGTACAGCAGGCCGGGGATGGTCTGCATGTCCTTGTCAGCCGACACGATGATCCGCTCGTCGGTCGCCGCCGGGTCGGTGGCCATGATGCCCATAACGTCGTCGGCTTCGAGGTGCGGGATCAGGCGGAACGGGTAGTTCTGCCGGAGCCAGTCCTTGATATCGTAGAGGTGGACCGGGCGCTCGCCCGTGCGGTTGCCCTTGTAGGTCGGGCTGACCGTCTTACGGAAGTTGTTGAAGTCGTCCGACAGGCAGATGACGAAGTCGTCCGCCTGGAGGGTGTCGACCAGGGTGGTCAGGGTCTTGCGGGCGAAGTCCTGGGCGGCGGCCTCGTCGGCCACCGTGGAGACCTCACCGTCATCCCAGGCGTACTTGGTCTCGGTCGCGGCCGAGGCCTCGTAGGCCAGGATGTCGGCGTCGATGAGGAGGGTCCTCAAGGGCACGCCCGGTTGGCGGCTTCCAGCTTCACCTCGTACCCCTTCCGCTCCTCGCGGTCGGCCAGGAGCGTCTTCACCTGGGTGTGGATGTCGGCCCCGAGCTGGAGCCGGTCGAAGGGGAAGGTCGGGCGCGGGACCTGCTCGACCCGACACGGGACGTACTGCGGCGTCGAATGGGTGGCGCAGGCGGAGAGCAGCACGCCCGCCGCCAGGACGGCGAGGAGCTTCTTCATTGGCGTTCCTTCTGGATGACTTCGTCGACCAGCTCCGAGGCGGCCTTACAGCGCTCCTCGGGCGGCGGGGTGGGGATGTTCAGGAGGCGCACGGACTCCGCGTGGTTGGTCTTGGCGGCGGCCAAGGCGACCTTGAAATCACGCTCGGCGGACTCAGCCCGGATCTGGGCGATAGCGTTGGCGGTGTCGCGCTGTGAGACCAGCTCGCTGATCTGGCGTTGGGCGTCCTCCAGCTTGTTCGCCACGAACTGGGTCGTGACGGCCAGAGCCAGGGCGACGGCGATGTAGAGGGCGATGACCCAGCGGGGGAGGCTCATGGCGCGTCCCCTTCGTCCTTCACCTTCGCGCCGATGCCGACGCCGCCGCCGGCAAACAGGGCGGCTGCGCCGCTGCCGAACTGCAGGGCGTCGAAGGGTTGCTTGTTGATGACCGTGGCCCAGCCCGCGAAGAGGACAAGGGCGAAGCCGACGACCAACATGCCCACCCGGATGACGTCGAAGTCGTCCGCCTTGGTGGTCACGAGGTCGCGCAGGGCTCTGAGCATGAGCGGAGTTTCCTGTGCTTGGGAGGGGGAAGGACGCGGGCGTAGAAGGCGGCCAGGGCCTCGATCTCAGCGAGGGACAGGTCGTTCTTCGCCCGGTTCGCCCTGAACGAGACGACCGCCACGTTGCCCCGGACGTAGCCGAGGTCTGGGTTGAGACGGTCGAGGGTGGGCGAGTTGGCCCTCGGTCCCTTCTTGCCGCCGCCGATGGCGCTGACGAGGGGGATGCCGAGGACCGGGCAGGTGGGCGGGATGACGATGTCCTCGACCGTGAGGTCGAAGGGCACCCCGGCCTCCTTGGCCCGGAAGCGCGCAGCGTTCAGCATCCGTCTGGCTGCTAACTGCGGCTCCGGGCGGGAGGCGTTGGTGGACGCAGGTGGTACTTGGGGTCTTTCTTTAGTGGGTCTCGGCCCAGTTGCGGCCGATCCCGAAGTCACCCGCGAGCGGGCACTTCAGGCGGTAGAACTCGCCGGCCAAGCGGATGGCGTCGGCAAAGGTCCGACCAGCCTCCTCGGCCAGCTCCTCGCGCACCTCCATCTGCACCTCGTCGTGGACGTTGGCGCAGAAGGCGAAGTCGTCGCCCCACTTCCACCCCTTGGCGAGGTAGAGGTCGTAGGCGATGACCAGGGCGCGCTTCATGGCGATGGCCCCGCCGGACTGGAGCAGCGTGTTGAGCGCCGCGTTCATCGAGCGGATGCGGAGGTGACGCCGGTCCAGGCCCAGGATGTAGCCGCGCTTGGCCTTCTTCTTGACGAGCTTGTCCAGCTCGGCCAGGGCGGGCAGGCCTTCCATGATCCGACGCCGGGTGAGCGCGCCGATCTTCGTCAGCGCGGCGTCCCGCTTCTCGCCGGGCGGATGCTTGGCGTTGAACTTGGAGCGCTGGGCCTCGGTGAAATCGTCGTAGACGATGACCCCGAGCTTGTTGTTCCCGGCCCCGTAGATCAGCGCGTAGATCAGCGTCTTCGCGGAGTCCCGGCTGTTGAGCCGGGCGATCTTCTGGTTGATCGAGTGGGCGTCCGTGCCTTGGGTCTTGTCGCCGTTGACGACGGCCTCGGCGAACGCCCCTCCGTCGAAGCGGTGGAGGAAGTGACCGAGGAACCGTAGCTCCAGGCCCTCGGCGTCACAGCCGACCAGCTTGTAGCCAGGCCTGACGATGAACATGGCGCGGCACTCGTGGCCGTAAGGCGACCGGGAAGCCGGCACCTGGGCCATGTTCGGGTCGCTGTGGGTCATCCGGCCGGTGACCGCGCCGTTGGTGTTGACGCGACCGTGGATGCGCCCGTCGTCGCGGACCTTGCGGAGCCACGCCTGCTTGCCTTCAGCGAGCTGGCCGAGGCGCTTCTCGACCGTCAGGTACTCCACGAGGAGCTTGGCCTCGGGGTAGTCCAACCCTTCGAGCGTGGTTTCGCTGACCTCCGGCTTGCCGCCAGGGGTGAACTCCTGCGGTACCCAGCCGAACAGGGTCGTCATCCGGTCGGCAATGTGGTCGCGCGAGGCCGGGTTGAAGACCACCAGCTCGACGCGGGTGGCGGGACAGCCGGCCACGTAGCCGAACTTCTTGTTGTCCCGAGCGGGCCAGATGAGGTCGTGCTTCCCGCCCTTGCGGACGGGCGCGTACCAGGGCTTGAAGACCTGCCGGAGCTGGTCTCCAAGTTCAGCATGGCGGCGCTGCAGGACATGGACCAGGGCGGCGGCGGCGACCTTGTCGAAGAGGAACCCGTGCTCCTCCTGGGCGCGCAGGATCTCGGCGACCCGGTTCTCCAGAACGAAGACCTCGTCGTCCCAGGCCTTGCTGTCGATCTTGTCGAACAGGGCCTCGGTGACGTCGTTGTCCAGCTCGCAGTAGTCGTCCATGGCGGGGGTGAAGGTCCGCCAGACGAAGCGATCCAGCTCCTCGCCCTCCAGGCCGAGGGCCTTGCCCTCCTCCTTTCGGCGGGCCGAGTAGTCGCCCTTGTGCAGGCCCAGGCGGTGGCCCCAGGCCTCCAGCTTGTGGGTACCCATGAGGCGGTTCTTGACGAACTCGGGAGGGCGCTTGCCGACCTTCCGGGCGGACTCGTCGATGTCGAAGATGTTGGTCCAGATGACCCGCGCCTCGACCATCGAGTCACGGATGCGGCCCTTGGGCTTGAACCAGGGGAAGAACTTGCGGAGGACGTAGTTGTCGTAGCCGATGACGTTGTGGCCGCCGATGCAGTCGGCCGCCATCAGCATGCGGACGCCGTCCTCAGTGGTCCCGTCGCGGCGCGCGGGGGAGCCGTCGTCGTACCGGCCGTCGTTGAAGCGGTACTTCCGGCCGGTCTTGCGATCCTTGATGTTCAGACAGTGGATCTTGGTGACGGTGTCGAGGAGACCGTCCGTTTCCAGGTCATATACGAGCATGAGGCTCCTCGCCGGGGCTCACGGCCAGCGGCGCTAGGGACAAAAAAAGACCCCGGCTGGTGGGCCGGGGTCGGTTCGGTTCAGGTGGTGGGCTTGGTGAGCTGCTTGATCAGCTCGCCGGTTTTGCCGGGCGGCGGCCGGTCGTCGTTCAGCGTGCCGTTCGCCTCCGCATCCAGCAGGATCAGGAGGCAGGCGGCGGCGTGGGCCAGATGGTGGACCCCACTGTCGGAGGCCACGGCCTCGCCGTCGTACCAGCTCGTCAGGTGGCGCTCGGCCGCGTTGACGTAGGTCGAGGCGGACACCGGGTCCTTACGCCAGTTGGCCGGGCCGTACTTGGCGACGCCATCGGCGAAGGCCTGGGCCAGCAGCACGCGGGCGGTGCCGGGGATCAGCCCGAGCGGCGGCTTGGCCATCCCGAAGCGGGTCTTCGGGTTGGTGTCGGGAGCGCTCTCGGCGGCCTTGAAGGCCCCGGATGTGGCGATCTCGCCGACCCCCGCAAGTCGGAAGCGATCCCCTGAATAGGAGAACGGATAGCCCTCCAGCCTCACGGAGTTGAGGCCGGTGCTGGCGACGTTCAGGACCGTCTCAGCGGGAAGATCGTACTGAGGATCGACGGGCGACTTGGGCTGGGTGCAGATGACTTTGTCGTGGGCCTTAAAGGTCACTGTTCTGGGTCTCGTCTCTGAATGGGTTTCCGTCTTCAATTGGACATTCGACCATCCGGCCGGTGATCCGGTCGAAGGTCAGGCCCAGCAGGGGGCCGACTGCCTCGCCGAACTCGCGGTCCTTCAGGCCGCGCACGACGGTGGGTGCGTCTGGCTCCTGCTTGTTACGCTCCAGGCCGATCATCGCGTGGGACCATCGGGCGATGGCGCGCGAGCCGGTGAAGTGCTTCTCCAGCACCCGTCCGCCTTCTTCGTGGGCGGTGCCTTGGGGCGTGGTCAGGTGGGACACGAGGTGGATCGTGGCACCGTGGGCTTCGACGATGCCGGACAGCTCGGCCATGATCTCGTCGAGGGCGCGGCGCTCGTCTTCAGCGTTGGCCACCAGGGCGGTGAGCGGGTCGATGAAGATGTCGAGGACGCCCTCGGCCAGGATCAGGTAGAGGACGTTGGACTTCACCGTCTCCCAGTCCTTCGCCCCGAACATGTCGAGCGGGAAGAACAGGCCGTCCAGGCTGTCGATGGCCGCGTTCAGCTCGGCCTCGGTGTACTGCACGTCCGGCTTGTTGAGCCGCTTGCCGATCACCATGCCGGCCAGGGACCGCAAGGTCTTCGCCGGGTTCTCCTCGAACAGGATGGTGCCGACCTTGCGAGGCGCAGGGATCACCAACGGCTGGCCCAGGTGGTCGACCAGCCCGTCATGCGACTCCAGTAGGTCGGGCCGCATGGCCGTCAGCATGAGCTGCTTCTGGGTGGTGGTCTTGCCGGAGCCCACGCCGGCACCCCAGGAGTAGAGGTAGTGGCGCTGGATGCCATAGGTGCGCTCGGTCATCGTGCGCCAGGGCCAGGGCAGGCCCCACTGGGTAGGCTGCAGGGCCTTCTCGCGCAGCTCCGAGACGGTCTTGATGCCGTCCGGGCGCATCTGCTTGGCACCCCACAGGGCGTCCACCAGCTCGGCTGAGCGGTGGGCCTTGACCATGTCGCAGGCGTCCTTGAGCGGGAGCCGGGCGTCATAGACCTTGCCGGGGGTGAACAGCTTGGTGCAGGCCTCGACGGCCTGACGGCCGGGCTCGTCCATGTCGAAGCAGAGGACGATCTTCTCGAAGCGCTCCAGCCACGCGACCTGCTTGGCCAGATCCTTGGCCGCGCCACCGGCCCCGTTGGGGATGGAGACGACGGGCCACTTGTTGTTCTGGACTTGGCTGACAGCCAGGGCGTCCAGCTCGCCCTCGGTGACGACGACCATCTTGCCGGCGTCGCGCCAGAGGTGCTGGCCGTAGAGAGTGGCGGCTTTCGGGTCGCCCACCCAGGTGAACTGCTTCTTGCCGTCCTCGCGCCAGCGGATTTTCTGGGCGACCGGGCGGCCGGCGGCGTCGCAGTAGGTGGCGATGTGGGCCTTGTGGCCGTTGAAGGTGCCGACCTTGTAGCCGAACTTGTCGGCCGTATCGCGCGTCAGGCCGCGCGCCGGGAGGGCCTCAACCGTCCCATCGAGCAGGGGCATGCTTCTCCGTTCTGACTTGGGGATTGTCGTGGTATCGCCGCCAGCACGCTCGCGGTAGCCACAGCCCATGCTGAAGCAATGGGCATGGCCGTCCGAGTAGCGGGCGAGGTTGTCCCTCGACCCGCACTCAGGGCATGGCTCTTTGCGAACGAGGACGGACTCAGAGTCCGCCCGGCTCACAGCGGGAAGGCGGGAGCACGCAGCGGGAAGGTGGCCCGACCCGGCTCGTTATGGATCACCGGGCGGCCGATACGGGCCGAGCGGTAGGCGTCGAAGCGGTCACCCAGCTCGCGGTTGCGGCGGCGGGCGGAGGCCGTCTCCTCGCGCCAGTAGTCGACGTCAGCCTTCAGGGCCAAGCCGATGGCGGCCAGAGCGAAGACCAGAGCGTCCTTCAGGTCCAGCTTCAGGACGTACTTCAGGTTCCGCGTCAGCGCGGCGTGTCGGCCGTACCGCATGCGACGGGAGGCCCAGTCCTTAGTGCGCCAGAACAGACTCATGCGCGACCTCCTTTGCGACGGATGCTCCAGGCCGGAGCCTTCTTCCGGCCAGCGCCGGAGACGTAGACCTCCAGCACCATGGCCGGAGCAGGCTCGCCCCTGAGGGCCTTTGCCTCCAGAGCGCTGCCGAACGCGGCGCGCATCGTGGTGGTGGTGCGGATGATTTCGCGGCCCTGAGGATCACGCATAGGCTTGGGTCTCCTGGGCCGAGGCGGCCATGAACGAGGGGGTCTTGGGGATGAGGCGGTATTCCGCGAAGCGGTTACCGGCGACGTCCTCGCGGTCGATGGTGACGATCTGCATCCCGCTCGGGACGAGGTCGGCGCGGTCGGTGCGGAGGCGGTAGATGGCGTCGGCCAGACGGAACGAACCGTAGGCGGCGCGGGCGACGGCGTCGGTGATCCGGCCGTCCTTCCTCAGGTGGTTGATGACGAGTTCAGGCTTCGTGGTGGGCTTACGCATGGATGTCGATTTCCGTTCTGAGTTGGGGATTAGGCGCGGGCCGGATGCGGCACCGGGTGCCCGGCGAGCCACTCGCCGACGTCGAAGCACGGGCACTCCTTCAGCCACTCGTTCGGGCTGACCTTGCCGTCGCGGTTGCGGTCGGGCGACAGGTCGCGGTGGCCCAGGATGGTGGCGTCCGGGTGGCTGCGCTTCAGGGTGTCGAGGAGCTGCTTCAGGGCGGCGAACTGGGCCGGCGTGAAGTTGTTCTCCCCGGTCTTGGCGTCGGGCTTGACGCCGCCAACGAGGCAGATACCCAGCGAGCGGCTGTTGAAGCCCTCGACGTGAGCGCCCGGCTCGTTGTCGGGACGGCCCTTCTCGACCGTCCCGTTGCGGCGGATGACGTAGTGGTAGCCGATGGTTCGGAAACCACGCTGGCGGTGCATCACTTCGATCTCGGCGCGGCCAATGTCGCGGGCGGCCGGAGTGGCGCTGCAATGCACCACGAGGTAGTCGATCTTCTTCATCGGCATGATCTGCATCAGGGCTCGTAGGTTAGGGTGAAGGAGACCCCAGGCTCGCCCTCGGCCCATCGCTTGCGGACCCGCAAGTCGAAGACCTGACAGTCGTCCTTCCAGAGGCGACCGCTGTCATTGAAGGCGTCCATGACGGACTTGGCGTAGTTGTCCACGTCCGGCTTGGGGTAGAGCAGCTTCGAAGTCTTGGGGCGTTCGACGTGGCACACGATGTCCAGCGCCACGGGGCACTCGAAGAGTCCCTCGGGGGCGGACAGGCCGGCGTCCTGAACGTAGGCGGCGACCGCCTTCTTCCAGTCCATGTAGTCCGTGGGCATGTAGACCGTAGGGAACTTCCCCCGGACCGCAACACGCGGCCGGGGGCTGGGGACTGGGTCGAAGGGGAGGACAGCCGAGAGCGCGGATGCGCCCTTAGATGTCGTCGTGGTCAGCGTCGTCGTCCGCGTCGAACGGCGTGTCATCGCCGCCGGCCGCCTCGGCATCGCCGATGTCGTCGCCGTCCTCTTCCTCGAAGCCGTACTGGTCGGCCGTGCGAGCGCCGCCGCTGACCAGGGTGATGATCTGGACGGCCTTCAGCCGCAGGCTCACGCCGATCACGCCGTCCGTCTCGCGGAGGTAGGGGTTGGCCTCGACGAACAGGCGCAGCTTGGAGCCGCTGCCGATCCGGGGCGGGTTCTTCAGGGCGACCTTCTGGGCGTTGAAGAAGTCGGGCTTCTGGGTCCAGCTCTTGCCGGACTTGGTCTCGACCTTGTGCTTCAGCTTCGCGTTCAGCAACAGGCGGCCCGTCTCGTCGCCGGTCTCGTCGTCGAGTTCCGGCTTGGCGACCTCCAGCTTCTTCAGGTTCTTCGCCTTGCCGGCCTTCTTCTCGTCGATGAGGCGCTTCACCGTCTCGTCGAAGAAGTCGTCGCGGATCTTCTCCAGCTTGGCCACGAAGGCCTTCACGCCCTCGTCGTCGCCGTCGTAGGCGATCTTGGTATGGAACTCGCCGGCCGAGTTGAACTTGGTGTCCGGCTCGTTCAGCTTCGGCCAGATGGCGATGCCGGCGGGGGTCAGCAGGGTCGGGGTGTTGGTCTTAGCCATTGGTTCGGGGGTTATCCGTTCTGAGTTGGGGATTTGTTTTGAGGCAGGCCTAGAGGTCGGCCGTCAGGCGGGCGGAGACGTCGGTCTCCAGGGCGTCGAGGTCATAGCCCTCGGCGGCCAGCTTCATGGCGGTGTCGGTCGAGACATCGCCGTCCTGGCGCTGCTCTCGGGTGGCGCGGTTCAGCAGCGCGTCGATGGCTCGGGTCAACGGGTCACCACGCGGAACAGGGTCTTGAACGTGTTGCGGATGCCGTAGACCGGGACCGGGATTGCGAACTCGACGAAGGGCTTGACGATCTTGTCGGCGATGAACTCGGCGACGTTGGACAGGCGGCCCAGGAGCAGGCCCAGCAGGAAGATCGGGACCGGCACGAGGCAGGCGAAGACGAAGGCGAGGGCCAGGGCGAAGATGCCGACCAGGGCACGGAGGCGGTCGACGATGCGGAAGTCCTTCTCGTAGGTCTTCAGCGTGAAGATCGCAGCGAGGTAGGGCTTACCGACCGACAGGAAGAAGGCGCGGCCGACCGGCTTGCCGTAGTAGGCCAGGCGACCGGTCTGGAAAGTCAGATCGCTCGGGTCGGCGCAGCCAGCGGTGATGCTCAGACGCGGGAGGGTAATTTTCATGAATGGTTTCCGTTACTTGCGACGCAGCTCATCGGCTGCATAATCGCGGATGGCTTGGACGTGGTAGGTGAAGGGACCCTCGGCTTGGCCCATCATGCGGCGGGTGCGCTCGACCTCTTCGTGAGGGTCGAGACCGCACGCCTCGCAGACGGCCACCGTGGTCAGGAGGAGCGCCCGGACTTGGTCGCTCGGGTTCAGCCGCTCGTTACGGCGGATCAGTTCGAACGCAGGCTCACGGAGCTGCGCGACCGTGGAGTCCAGGCGGACGCGGTCGGCGATGCTCGAAAGGGAAATGGTTGGTTCTCCGAATGGCGAGGCGTGCAGCCCCAAGGGTGCGGGTTTATTCCCGCTCTGAGTTGGAGATCAGCGCTGGCGGGTAATGTTCCAGGCCTCGGCCGCCTCCAGGGAGTAGGTGTTCACCGAGCCCCATTCGGGATGCGAGCGCTGGCCGACAGGGTAGCCGTTGAGCGCGCTGTACTCGCTGAGAGCCTTGCCCAGGCGCAGGGAGGTGAAGCCTCGTCCGATCCCACGCTTCAGCAGGGCGGTCGCGGTCATCATGGTGTCCCGCTTCTGGGTCGCCTTCGCGGCGGCCAGGAAGTCGGCCAGGAGATCCTTCACGGCGGACAGCTCCAGGCGCACGCCGGCCACCGCCTCGGCGATGTCCATCGGCAGCGGCATGGCTTCCCGGCCGTGGTCGGCGAGGGAGTAGGAGCCGGTCTTGCGGATCGACGGGAGGACTTCACCGTTGACCCAGTCTTGGAAGGCTCGTGCCTCGGGTTTGTCCGAGCGGTTGATCAGAGCGTACAGGCCGGGCTCGCTAATGAGGATCATCGGCTTCCCTCGCGACGGGTCGCCAATGTCAGCTCGACTGACTTTGGTCATCTGGGTCGGAGCGAGGCGGCGGTAAGCCATGCCGCTTCCGTCGAGGTCGAGCACCTTGAGAACGTCGCTCCCCACGAACCACGGCTCGCCGTCGATCATGGTGGTCCTGATGTTCACCGGCTCGTCACGACCGGCGGGCTGGAAGGTGAAGGTGGTCGGGGTCTTGGTGTCGATCATGCAGGTTTTCCGTTCTGAGTTGGAGATCAGGCGAACATGTACTCGGCGTCCCGCAGGACGTTGAGGTCGAGGTCCCCCATCGGCGGTAGCTCGGGCAGCTCGGCCGCCACTTCAGGCGGGAGCTGCGCCACCAGCTCGTCGCGGAAGCGGGCGAGCACGTTGGGGGTATACTGGGCGACGAAGGTCTCCCGTAGGATCAGCGACAGCCGGTTGGCGTTCGCTGCGTGGGTGCCGAAGCTGTCGTGGATGACGGCGAGGTCGGTGATGCCGGCGCGGACGCAGGCGTTGACCGTGGCCATCAGGTGGGCAGCGTCGTTGGAGTGGACGAAGTTGGGCGCGATGCCGTTGGTCTGGCCGTTGGCGTCCAGCTTGTCGGTGTCCTGGGCTATCTGGATGACCATCCGGCGGCCCTGGTAGTGGACGTCGACACGGTGGCCGGTCACCTTGCGGTAGGCCTGGAGCACCGGGAGGCCGACCGGAGTCGTCCACCAGATGGGCTGGCCCGCCTTGGCGGCGACCTTCGCGGCGGCCCGGAGCCACGCCATGGCACCTGAGGCGGCGTTGACCGTCTCGCCGATGGCGTCCCACAGGACGAACGAGAGCCAGTTGGCGGCGGCGTAGTTGTCCGCGCCTTCGAGGTACAGCGGCTTGCCCTCCTCCTGGGCCTCCTTGTCCAGCTCGCGCAGGGTCTGGAGGATCATGTCCTGCATCCCGTAGCGGGTCGCCGAGTAGCAGTAGGTCATCGTCGGCCGCTTCGCGATCTTCCGGCTGACGCCCTTGAGTTTCCAAGGGGCGGCGTCGGGATCGTCGGAGGCGAGCGCCGTCTCCAAGGCCAGCTTGGCCACCTCGGAGTAGACGTCCTGCGGCTTGTCGACCGGCAGCAGGTTCACCGCACGGGCACCGACAGGATCTCGGAGCATGGCGGAGAAGTGCTGCAGGCCGGAGTTCGAGCCATCCAGGGCGACCGGGATGTGGCTGACGAACGTCGCCCCTTCCCGCATATAGCCGGCCCACTCGAAGCAGGCGGCCAGGGCGCAGTAAGGGCTGTCGGCCTGCGTCCAGAACCGCTCCCCGTCCAGCGGGTTGTCGGCGCTGTCGAGGATGGCGTTCGTGTTGGCGAACACCCAGTCGATCCGGTCTTGGAAGCTGACCTTGTCGACCCCGAACAGGTTGGCGATGTGGACCGCCAGCCACCACCCCCCGGCGTCCCCGAGGGGCATGCCGTTGGCGAACTCCAGCAGCGCCTTGCCGCTGTCGTCAGCCTGCGGGTGCGGTCCTCCGATGGGGATCGGGTAGATCCGGCCCCGGAAGTCCAGCTCGTGCGGGAAGTAGATGGCCTTCTCGTCGAGGAACTTGTCGGCGATCCAGAGGCGCTGACTGAAAGCCAGCCGCTTGGACAGGGCCTGAGCGTTCCGCTCGTGGACCTGGGCGGCCTCCCGTTTCCAGGCGGCGCGGGCCAGCTCGTTGGTCTCGATGTCCTCCGGGCGGGCGGGAAGTGGGAGGTCATCGCGGCGGGGCAGGCCACCGAGGCTACCGCCCTGGTCCCAGACCTCACGCATGACATCGAGCACCCGGCGGTTGATCCGCCAGGGCGTCTCCTGCACGGCGTTCACCGCCGCGTAGACCTCGGGCATGTCCACGTACCGCAGCTCGCTGTGGTAGGGGGCCGCCCATTGCTTCACCAGCCGGAGGCCGGGACGCTTGGTCAGGTACCCGCCCCAGAAGGGCGTGCGCCAGCGGCGGGGCCGCACCACCATCGGGAGGTGGATGGGTTCGAGGATCTCGCAGCGGGCGTGCTGCTTCTCCAGCCACGTCGCGCAGGCTTCGGTCGGTCGGAGCACGTAGGTCTCGCCCCGGCCGATCTTCATCGTGTCCAGGGTGAACAGCGCCGTGCTGTCGCACAGCAGCTCGATGGCGCGCATACCGGCCTGGAGCTTGTCGCTCTCGCTGAAGTCGACCCTCGCGCCCTCCTTGTCCATGATGTCGCGGATGGCCGAGCGCCGCTTCGAGCCCCGCTTCAGCTTGGCTTCGAGCCCCTTGTAGCCGGCCTTGTTGGCCTGCTTCAGGTTCAGCATTTCGAGGTGGTCGATGAGGGCGTTGGCGATCTGGAAGGCGGTCGCCGTGGCCGTCAGCCGGTTGGCCGCAGCGTTCACGGAGATCCGGGCGATGAGGTAGGCCGCCTCGTCGGGCTTGACCTGGGACAGGAGGTTGAACCCTCCCGGCCGCCGGCCAGCGCCGCCGTTGCGGATGCGCTCGGTCCACTCGAAGAGGGCCTTCGAGAGGGGCTGGATGGTCATCTTCAAGAGCTGGCGGCCAGGGGGCAGCTCGGCCTCCTCCTCGACGCTCGACGTATCGGTGCGCCACGGCAGCGGGCGGGCCGCTCGATAGCGGCTCGATCCCAGCGCCCGGCTCTCGTCTTCGAGGTCGAGCTGGCGGCGGATGTCGTCCCGCCCAAAGGTCTGCATCAAGCGAACTCCATGTTGTCTTGAAGAGGGCCTCGTTCCTCGGCCCCAAGGGTGCGGGTTAATTCCCGCTCTGAGTTGGACGTGTCGTGTGATGCTGGCATCAGGTCTCCCGTTCTGAGTTGGGGAATATGGGGCGGGTCTAGCGGAATGTCAACTCAAGGCGGCTTCCGCGCTGAGTTGGATGGTGTGCCAGGGGTGTGCCATCAAGTGGCTTTGGCACAGTGTGCCACTGGCACACCCCCGGAAATCTCGCGTAAGTGGTTGAGAGGGCTCACGTTTTATGGCCCTCTCACCGCCACCCTCGCCGTTTCCGGTTTCAAACCTAGAACTAGCGGAGCGGGGGCTGCGGGGCGTGGAAATGCTCCACGAACGGCTCCACCGGGGCCCTGTGCGCGCCGGCCCAGCCTTTCCCGATCATCGCGAGGACCCGGATCGACGCTTCGATCTCGAAGGTCTCCATCCCCTCTCGGAGGCGCTTCGCCGCGTAAGCTGGAAATTTATCGGAAGTATTCGCTCTTCAATCCGGATGAATTCTCACAACCATAGGAATATCTCGAGATATGGGATCGGCTTGATTTGAAGTCGCTGGGCATTTTGTCGCGCCGGGCTTCGATTTTACCGTTCCTTGACTGTGACGAACGATTTTCTCCCAAGCCCGCGGATGGGGCGAACAGAGACGACGGTCACTCTCGATGATCAACTTGCGCAACCTCACTGGCGACGCCTCGAGCAAAATGGACGCGCTTGGCGCGTCTCTGGCCATGATCGAGTTCGACGCCAAGGGAAATATCCTGGCCGCGAACGCCAACTTCTGCAAAGCCCTCGGCTACGAGGAGCGGGAGATTGTCGGCAAGCATCACAGCATGTTCGTTGATCCCCAGTACGTCTCAAGCCAGGCGTATCGTGATTTCTGGGCTCAATTGGCTCGTGGAGAATTCGACGCGCGTGAGTACCTGCGTATTGGCAAGGGTGGCCGGGAAGTCTGGATTCAAGCCTCCTACAATCCTGTAAAGAACGCCGCCGGACGGGTGACGAAGATCCTCAAGGTCGCGACCGATATCACGGCGCAGAAGGAGCTCGACGCCGAGCGGGCGGCGAAGCTCGCCGCCGTGGAGCGCGTGCAGGCCACCATCGAGTTCACGACGGAAGGCGTCATCCTGAACGCCAACGAGAACTTCCTATCGGTGGTTGGCTACGCTCTTTCGGAGATCAAGGGCAAACACCACAGCATGTTTGTCGATCCCGACTACGCCAACTCGGCGGCCTACGCCGACTTCTGGCGCAAACTCAACGCCGGGGAGTTCGTGGCGGAGGAATTCAAGCGGATCGGCAAGGGCGGCAAGGAAGTCTGGATCCAGGCTTCGTATAATCCCGTGTTCGACGCCAAGGGGCGTGTGACCAAGGTGGTCAAGTTCGCCACGGAAGTCACGGGCCGGGTCGACGCGGTCAATCAAATCGCTCGCGCGCTTGAGCGCCTGGCGGCCAATGATCTCAGCTACCGGATGTCCGGCTCTATCGACGACCAGTTCACGGGCGTGCGGGATGACTTCAACGGCGCCGTGGCGGCGCTCGACGAGACCATGGCCGCCGTCGCGGCGGTGACCCGCAACGTCGCCGCCGGCGCTAACGAAATCTCGTCCGCCTCGGATGACCTCTCCCGCCGCACGGAGCAGCAGGCCGCCAGCCTTGAAGAAACGGCGGCCGCGCTTGAGCAGATCACGGCCACGGTGGGCCGCAGCGCGGACGGGGCCAAGCGCGCGGCGACCAGCGCGTCCGACGCGCGCGTTGACGCGGCCAAGTCCGGAGACATCGTCGGCGAGGCTGTCGCGGCCATGGATGGGATCGAGGAAAGTTCGACCCAGATCAATCAGATCATTGGCGTCATTGACGAAATCGCCTTCCAGACGAACCTCCTGGCCCTGAACGCTGGCGTCGAGGCGGCGCGGGCGGGCGAGGCGGGCCGAGGCTTCGCGGTCGTAGCCCAGGAAGTGCGGGCGTTGGCGCAACGGTCCGCCGATGCGGCGAAGGAGATCAAGGTCTTGATCGCCAATAGTTCGACCCAAGTCGAACGTGGCGTGAGACTCGTCGGCGACACCGGGCGCGCGCTGACGTCGATCGTCGCGAAGGTTACCGATATCGACAGGCTGATTGGTGAGATCGCTCAGTCGTCACGCGAGCAAGCCACCGGCCTTGGCGAAGTCAACATCGCCGTAAATCAGATGGACCAGGTCACCCAGCAGAATGCCGCCATGGTGGAAGAGGCGACCGCGGCGTCCGCCAACCTGCGCGGGGAAGCCTCCGAACTCCGGCGGCTGGTCGCGCGCTTCAACATAACGGCGGCCGCGTCGCTTCAAGGCGCCGTCGATCGAGTCGCCGCATAGCTGAGCGGCCTGGACGACCAACCCTGGCGCAAGGCCGTCTAGTCGCCGCGAAGGACCGGCGCGGGACGTTGGGAGAGCGCCAGGCTCGCGGCGATCAGGCCGCCCAAGGTCGTCAGTGAGGTGGCTCCGGCGAGCAGCAGCAGGACCCCGCTCCAGTCGACGCTCCAGCGGGCCTCGAACACCTTGACCACGACGGGCCAAGCG